ACTTTCGTTGGCGAGTCTCTCAAAATAAGAGATTGAATCGTCATCATCATCGTCATTAGATACTGATTTCAATTCTGGTGTAGGACTCTCTTTGAAAGTCGGTTTAGTAAACATAGACTCTTGTGATGAAGAATTATCTTCATACATATCACGAGTCTCTGCCGTACCTACCGGAGAGGTGACACCCAACACTTTGTCCAAACGATCTTTGAGCTGATCGTAAGTCTTAAATGCAGAGGGCGCGACAAACTCTTCGAGAGAATGACACTGTTTGTAGATTGATTCCATTTTAGAATCATCATCAGACAATGGCGAAGGCGAGTCAAATTCTGACTTGTCATAATTGCCATATCCGTCTACTGTACGATACTTCAACTTGAAGTTTGCACCACCCCAGAAATCAAAAGGATTTACTGGTGTCTCATCCTCAAACTGAGGCCGCATCAAATCATTGAGTTTGTCAAAGATTTTCTTACCATAAGAATAAAGGAATACTTTACCCTCATTGTCTGGATTGCCCGGATCTTTGATAACATAAATGTTTGACATGTGTTTCAATTTACGTTTACGATCCCGAGCAAGATTTTGATTGTCTTGCGAACCAGTACCCCAAAGTTCTGTGTTACTCTCACAGACAGGGCATGGTAGTCCAATCGTGGTAGGACAGTTATCAATCAACCATCCGCCAGGCCCTTTAAATCCATGATTAAAGATTCTTACCCACGGCAATTCTTCGCCATCGCAAGGTGGTAGAAAACGAATTACTGCATAACTGTTGCCAGTTTTATCAATAGTTGGTTTCCAAATGCGATCGTCTTGTGACGATGAATTAGATTGTGGGGATGATGTTTTTTCAAGTTCCTGAGCCAAACGGCTGAAATCGGAACGGTTCTTCTTTAGTGTTGCAAAAGACATATTGTCCTCCTTATATGCGTTGTATACGATGTATTTTGTATTCGGTTTATATTATTAGTATATCATTTTATCCACGGTTTGTCAATAGATATTGACCATAATTATCATAATAATCTTCAATCAAAAGAGTTTTCATAACTCCAACATAACGTGGCACATCCACCTTTAAAAATGGTGTGTAGTCTTTGACTTTCTTTTTATACACGGGCCAATAAGTCGTATCGGCGATCCGCACATTATTTATAAAGTCAAATATCATGTCAAAAACCACTACAGTTTCGACACAAATATCTCCCATCTTTTCAAGTCTTATTATAAGCGGGTAATTCCCATTTACAGATTTGAAAATCTGGTTAAATTCTAGTTCTTCTTCTAATCCTCTATCAAAAATTGTCTCGCAATCGTTGATAAAATTATATTGCAAACTCTGCAATCTCTTTTTCCAATTTTTATATGTGTCGGTCGCTTCTTTATCAAGCAAATTACCCGTCCACATATTATTAGTGCCAGAGACAGCAATGTTTCCTTTTTCAGTAACATTCAAAAACAATGAAAGGAAAAATTCTTCCAATTCCTTTTTACCAAATTTCTTTGATAACTGAACGAAAGTATATCTATCTTTTCTTTTGGAGTACGACTCTTTTTTTGCCTTAAATGCGCCGTCATATTCCACATAATTATATTCATTATTAAAATGAGATTTCATGGCAAGAAAAATTTTAAATGCTTCGAAATCATCAATTTTTTTACTGGACATATGAATCATAGAGGTAGCTTTTCAGTAGACTTCCTTACCAAATTTAGCCCCTCAGCCTCGTATTGAATTTTTTCTTTTATGAATGAACTGAGCAGTGGTGTTATATTTTCAATTTCTAAAGTGTTTTCTTCACAATAATGGGTAATAGTTTCGATATAACTCATACCCATATTATTAACGGTTTTTTCAATCTCATCACAAAATTCTTTTGAACTTTTTAGTTTTAGCATTTTCACTCCTTAAATAACGCTACAGCGTATATAATACAATTATACGCTGTAGCGCAAGTTTTGTCAAGACTTTTTCAGTCTTTGGACCAGATTGTCCATGCACCCCATCCAATGGCGATCCATGCACCAAGCTTTACAAAAGGGGCCCCAATTAAAATTAGCACACCCAACACAATTAAAATAATGCCATCGTGAGATGTGCGTTCTTTTAATCTACTTTTTACCCAATCACTTACTGTAGAAATCATTTTCTATTCCAGATAGCCCACAGTACTGCGAGCGCAACCAAACCAACTAGACCTTGATCACTGAAATTACTCAGCAGTCCTAGAATGTTTGCAGTCACGTTTACTTCTGGCCAGAATGGAATATTCATTCCACCGAACAGGATTTCAAGGACAATTCCTAATCCAATTAGACTGACGCCGACCTCTGCGAGTGCGGCGGCCCATGATTTAACTTTAGTAATAAGTTCCATTATAACTCCTTTCTTTTTTTAAGTTGATAGTGTAATGTGTGTGTATGTTCTTAGTATCCATCGCCAGGCATATTAACTGTGCCGACTGATGGAAAATTTTCACTTGTACGAATATTTGTATCCGATATATAATTTGTAGTACCCCGCAAGATGGGAATAGGTTGACCATTTCCTATTTTTCTATTAAAAGATTCTTTAGATAAGTATATTTTTTGTGGAGAAGAATTTATATGAGCTTTAGAATGATCGTGTCTATCCGCGTCTATACTCAAGTATTCATCTTGCAATAAAAAATAATCTTTTTCCTCTTCTACAAGTCTTGAGATGATCGGCTCATATGCTTCAAGATATCCACCATAAAGATCATCAAAATCTGTACCCTTTGGCATACTACCTTTATTCAATATAGAAAATATTCCATCCGGATCTTGTATTGTTATAGTCACAGAAATATCAATCTCATCTATTTTTGTTGTATTGAAATGTTTTGGAAAAACATGAATCATCTTATCCTCAGAATTATACATTATTTTCTTATGCATTTTAGAAGCTACATCATTGAATCCTACTGATATATCCAATCTTACATTGTTATGTCGAAAAACATCCCATACTGCGAATGGACCTAGTTTTCCGGCGATAGGATATGAAGGCTGTGGGTCGTCAACAGATGGTTGCGAATAAAAATCACAAGATTTTTTAAATTTTGGCCAAGTATTAATAGCAGAAACTTTGAGATTATATCTACTAGATGATGTAGCAACACCATCAATCGGTGTAATTTTTAGAGTAACTAAAATATCACTCAAAGATTTATTTAGAAATGGATATATACCAGAAAAATTTTCCATTAAAAGATCTGGATAATTTTTAGGCGATCCAGTGCTTAAAATTTCTATTAGAAAATTTCCATTAGGATCTAAATTAGTCATGTCAAAATTGATACCCTGTCCGGCAGGGACCAAATAGTTTTCGACGTATCCTATTTCTACACTGATATTTTTATCCGAAGCTTCTATCCAATCTGGCAGATCATCGTGAATTTTGAGATTATGAAAATATAATCTTCCATTATCTATGCTCATTGCAAGATAATCAGAGATTCCCATCTTTATATTGTCTGTTACAAATTTTTCAGTCCTCATCGGTTTTTCCTATAGTTGATTATGATGTTGTTTATACTCTTTCACCATATCAATAAGTCCGACAATATGCGTATCTCTTTTCGAGGTAAACACTTCTGGTTCAGACTTACCCGCCACTGCGGCAATAATTACAAGACTATTTATAGGAAATTTATACCGCTCTTCAAACATAACTGCATATCCTGCTGCCTGGCGAAAATATTTTTCCAACTTACCATATTTATCACCAATCATACTTTGGCGAGAAGTCTTAAAGTCAATGATAGATAATTTTCCATCAAACTCTCCAACAACATCGACTGTACCTGCCAATCCCAAGTGATCTGAATATAACGGTTTCTCTTGAGCATAGATATTGTTTACACGATCATCAAGAGTCGGTTTGATCTTCAAAAAAGATTCTATGTCATAAGGCATAGTCTTTTCATTTTTCCATTCAATATTATTTAGGTGGTCTTCCGCCATCTGGTGAACACTGGTTCCACTTCTAGAGGCTTGAGTGGTTATCTTATTCGCCTCTGCGGCGCCCACACGTTTTCGCCATTCCATAATTCCCTTTGCGGAGAACCAGCCTAAAACTGTTGTTATGGACGGGTACTTGCCACCATCTGGTGTAAGATAAAATCGTTTATTGTTTTCAGTAATTCTACTTAGCGTGTGTGTCGGTAAATCGACATCCATGTGATTAAACATAATAACTCCAATTTGTTAGAATCATTATATCACATGGATGTTATTTTGTCAATAGTATTTTAAACGATACCCAATTCCAGTTTATTGATGATATAAGATTTCACCAATGGACTTCTTACAATATCAGCCTCTGTAAATTCTATGAAAGAAAACTGTTTCATATTCTTAATGATTTTCATAAAATTCTTGATACCGTTTTTCTCATCGTTGGCCTTAAAGTCCGATTGTCTAAAATCACCACAAAACATCAATAAACAATTATCACCTAATCGTGTAATGACAGAATCTAATTCGTGAAAATTCATATTTTGGCATTCATCTACAATGATAATACTATCATAAAAAGTTCTGCCTCTTATGAATGATGTTGAATTAAAATTTATGAGATTGGTTTTTCGCAAGCTTTCGTATGCTGTACCATTGCGGAACAATTCATTGACAATGGTTTTATAAGGAGATTCGAAAACTTCTATTTTTTGTTTCTCAGAGCCAGGCAAAAATCCAACATCTCTAGTCGGTACTACGCTCCTAATTATTTGTATTTCTCTGAAAGTAGAGTCTGGGTGCATTATTTCTTCTAATGCAAGATATAGTGATATAAATGTTTTTCCTGTACCGGCAACACCATGAAGAAATAAGTGGTCTCCATCTGCAAACGCATCGAATACTTCCGATTGAGTTGGTGTCATTGGTAGTATATCTTTTAAATTTCTATTTCTGCTGTCAATTCCTATTAATCTTGTATTAGTATTATTTTTAGATTTTCTTACAGACTTTTTTCCCACTTAGAGACTCCTAATTAGTTGGGGGAAAAGTCATGGTAAGTCTACTTTTCGAAATTCATTCTACTCTCACGCCTTCCGCCCACTTGCCGGCCGACACTTGGCAATCTATCTAAAACCTTTTCTTTAAATTCCATAGGAACTCTTGCATGACCCAAAGGATCTTCGCCAAAGTTTACCTTGGACAAGATTTGTTTTAAATTACATTTTTCTGAGGTGTCGCAATCTGGACCCGATCCATTCGTAATGAATTCTTCGCGTTCAGAAATTTTGCATGAATGTTCAAATTCATACTCACAGTCTTCACATCTAAAATTATAAATTGGCACTTTAATATACTCACTTTTCAAATATTGGTGTAAACTTACTTTCAGCTGACTTTTCCAGTTGAGTTAAATTTCACATTAGTTATAATCTACATCTATACTTATATCATTAGATGAGTCTATCTGACTGATTCAGCATAGATGTAGAAATATTTTTTAATCTTTTTTAGAAACAAAAGAATACATCTCTTTTGCCTTTTCCATTAGTTCATCTGTGGAATAGATTGCGTAAGCCTTTTCCACGTCTTGCAGATTTTTCTGTCCCTGTTCATATAAGTCATTCATAAGTTGAATGTTCATATGCCATTGTTGGTCCATATAATCTTTTGCCATATGCAGCATTTCTGCGCGGATTTCGAAGGGGTTCTTATTACTCATTTTATTTCTCCTGTGTGTTTGTGTGGTTAGTCATGTTCGCCGGTATTTCGGCGGCCGTTGTATCCATCGATCTTATTGAAGATTTTAGGATTTCTTTTTGCGGTATCGAATGTACCGACCGTAATAACAATCGCCGCAAGTAAAAGAGTATGCGCGATTGCATTAATTCCCCAAAACATTACACTACCCAAATACATTGAGCAGACAGACACCCACATCCATGCAAGGATTTGCATGATTAGATGTCGTACTTGTAGATTTGGGATATTTTTAAGGGGATTTATTTCAGCGTTCATAACGCTGTTCCAAGTTTCGTAAATATAGTCTCGCATTTTCATTCCAATCTGTGTTTGTGTGTAGTGTGACTTTTCTGTTGCTAGGTAAGTCACCAACCCCCCTGCATTATGCTGCTAGAGCGTAACCAGTAGGTGCAAAATTATTGTTTGCAATTAGTAGTTTCTTCGCGTTAACCCAGCTTAGATCGGGGCGACTCCAATTCATTTCCATACCTGTCGATCCTATTTCGACCCCATCAAATATACATTTGGCAGTAGTCCTAATGCACATTTTGCAGTAGTCCTAATGTACATTTGGTGGAGTCGTTGGGTACTGCCCCCAAGTCCAGTGAATGTCCAATTCTTTTCAACGTCTACATTCTATTTATAACACAATTCATATGTGTCTGTCAATAGTTTTTTAATCATAACCTCTTACAAATCTTTTATGATCTTCTTTTTCTTCTTTTTCTTTCCATGCGGATTCAAAAGCATCATCACAATGACCGCCTTCATTATTACCCCACATACGTTTAAAATAACCATCGTACATTTTTACAATATCTGAATCTTCCCATTCATCCGGTATCAAATGACCTTTGACACGATAATGCATCTTGTTTGCTTCTTTATAATCTACTGTCATATATTCACTATATGTATTAAGAGTTCTGGAATTTTTAGTCATAGCGTGACCTATCTCGACTTAATAATAATTACTTATATCCAAAAATTCCAGATTTCTATATGTGGTTAGATGTTTGCGCCAGACATTATGAAAAAAGTTTTCCTAGTGTCTGCGGGCCCGCAACACCATCTGGAACGCAGTCATGTTCGCGTTGCCATGCCTTCAATGCTGCTTCTGTACCAGCACCAAAATCGCCATCTGCTTTAACACCTAAGGCCTTTTGCAATTTTTTCACTGTG